AAGAAAAGCATAGTAGCTCGGGAAACCTAAGATACCAGGATCGAGGAACTCAAACTGAGACCAGAGATCCAAGGGCGACTTAGTCACGGGCGAACCTGTCAGAATTCTTTTATATTTAAAATCTTTACCAATTTTGATAAGTGACTTGGTTCGTTTGGCCTTGGGGTTTTTGATAGCAGTTGATTCATCTATAGCTATAAGTCCCCGCTCTCCAAACTTCTTGGCCATCCATGTTCCCGCTTTAATACCTCGAGGACTAGAGAAAGCCTCAATGTTCATGATAAATATTCTCATGGCAGTTGTGGTCTTCTTAAAAAATTCATTTAAATTTTTCTCATAGGCCATAGTTCTGTTTGATTGCCAATACATAATTTTGTATTCTAATGTATCAGTAAAGTGTGTTGGTATTTCTTTTTCAACCCAATTACGATAAACACCTTTAGGAGCAAGTATGAGAGCAAAATTTATTTCTTTTGTGGCACGTAAGTACGCTATGTTATCAATTAACACTTTTGACTTACCTGTACCCATTTCCATGAAAAATCCAAATACTCTCAAATGTTTCGCTTGGTCTAAAGCATCTTTTTGGTGCTTATATGGTTTTGTTTTCATTATGTGGTTGACATTCATCCTATCGCTCCTATATAGTCTAATATAAACATTTAAAATGTAATTTCAACCTAAACCTGAAGAGGAGATACTTTTATGGCTGAAGAAATATTTGAAGAAATGTTCGATGATACAAGTCTCGACAAAGTAGAGGGTAATACAATGAAAAGTTTATCCACTGTTGTTAAGGATTTGGATCAGCTTACACAAGAAATTAATCAAAAGGAAGAAGAGTTAAAAGCTCTTAAACTTCAAAAACACAAAGTTTCAACTGAACAGATACCCGCTATGATGGATGAGATGGGTGTCCAACGATTAGACGTTGAGAATTTAAGTGTAACTTTGAAACCCTTGATTAATGCATCTATACCACCGACTAGGAAAGAAGAAGCCTACAAGTGGTTAAGAGAAAATGGCCTTGATGATATTATTAAGAACGATGTTATCATGTCATTTGGTCGGGGCGAAGACAACGTTGCGGGGGATCTAATGTATGAACTCGAACAACGTGGTATGCATCCCGAGAAGAAGACACACATTCACTCAATGACTTTAAAAGCATTCATTAAGGAACGTGTGGAGAAGGGGTTACCAATAGATCTTGATCTGTTTGGTGCCTTTGTAGCAAGAACCGCTGATATAAAAAGGAGATAATTATGTCAAAAGCAGTAACAAAAAAAGAGGACAATCTTCCCTCTGCAATAGAAGATGTAATTTTTGAGACCGCTGGAGAAGGCATTGACTACGATACTTCGGAACTACAGATTCCGTTTCTTCGTTTAGTCCAAGCTATGTCCCCACAGTTAAAAAAGACTGACCCAAAATTTATTGAGGGTGCATCTCAAGGGGATATGTTTAATACTGTTACAGGACAGTATTGGGATGGCGAAGAAGGTGTAGTCGTTATACCTTGCTATCAAGAAACAAAATATCTGGAATTTGTGCCACGTGATTCTGGTGGTGGTTTTGTAGGAGAGATAGCTCCCGACAATCCCATAATACAACAAGCCAAACGTGAGGGTAATAAAGAGTTGTTGCCCAACGGAAATGAACTTGTTAAATCAGATCAGCACTACTGCATTATACTTGATAATGACATTCCAACATTAGCTATTCTCGATATGAAAGTATCACAGTTAAAAGTTAGCAGACGTTGGAAGACACAGATTGCAATGCTCAAAGTTAAGAACAAGAATGGCGAACTTGTTGTACCATCTGTTTACTCAAACATGTGGAAGTTCAAATCTGTTGAGGAGAGCAATGATCAAGGTACGTTTTTCAATTGGACTTTTGAACGTGTCGGTTTCGTTCAAGACAAGAGTCTTTTTGAAGAGGCTAGAAAATTTAGAGGGTCTGTTATGAAAGGGGAAGCCAAGGCAAGAGCCGAGGACATAGCAGACATGGGTACATCAACAACTAAAGCGGTGGATGATCCTTTCTAATGAGCCTAGCACAAAAGTTCATGGCGGTGTTTGAGGGATCAAGCACTGCCCATGGGCAAACAACCATCGGAAATGTACGCAAGAATGGTAAGACAGATGCAAGAAGTTTTATCGTTAAGGAGCCTTTGACACTTGAATTGGTACAAGATCATTTAAGTGGTAGAAAAGGTATTGGCTCCATACCCATAACACATGAGAACAAATGTAAGTTTGGTGTGTTAGACATAGATACATATCCCATCGATCATGTAGCCATAGCAAAGAAATGTAAGACTATGAAACTACCTTTTGTTGTATGCAGAAGTAAATCGGGTGGGGCACATTTATTTTTATTTTTAAAAGATTATTATCCTGCAGTGGATGTAAGAGATTATTTAGGTGAGATGGCAGCAGCACTTGGCCATTCAACCTGTGAGATATTTCCAAAACAAGATCAGATACTTGTAGATCGTGGCGATGTAGGAAACTTTATTAACTTGCCATACTTTGATGCAGACAATAGTTTGAGGTATGCAGTAGATGACAAAGGCAAAGAATTAAATCTAGAATCTTTTTTAGAGTTTGCACAAAAGAAAACTGTAACATTAGATGATTTAGGCAAATTAAATTTAGGTAATGACAAAAAAGAATTTGAGGATGCTCCGTGGTGTCTTCGTATCTTTTTTAATCTAGGTATACCAGAGGGTCAGAGGAACAAGGTTCTATTTCATGCGGGTAAGTATGCAAAGAAAAAGTTTCCAGAAAGTTGGAAACAAATGCTTGAGACTTGGAATAATAAGTATTGCTCCACACCTTTACCAGCTTCTGAGATTGTAACAATACAACAACAACACGAGAAAAAAGAATATGAGTATCTGTGTAAGGATGAACCTATGCAGAGTCATTGTGATAAGAAGGCATGTAAACAAGCGAAGTATGGTATCGGTGGCCATGATACGTTGCCCGAGATTGGCGGATTAACAATCTTAAAATCAGAGCCAAGACTTTTCTTTTTGGATGTTGATGGCAAAAGATTAGAGCTATCAACTGAACAATTACAAATGCCTATACAGTTTCAACGTGCATGTATCGAGCAAATTGATTTCATGCCTCCGTTGTTTAAACCAGGAGATTGGCAGATTTTGGTAAATAATCTGTTATCAACTGCAACATCAATAGAAGCTTCTGAAGAACTGACTATGACAGGACAGTTTAAAGAACTTGTAGAAACCTACTGCACAAGCCGTATTCGGGCAAAGTCACCCGAAGAACTGAACATGGGTAAACCATGGACAGAAGATGACTTAACATATTTTACCATGAAAGGTTTGCAGGAGTTTTTGAAACAAAGAGGGTTTACGACATTCAATAGACCACAGATCCAACAAAGACTAAAAGATTTGAACAGTGGCCAAAAGTGTAATGGTATGAAACAAATCAAGTTAGACAATGGTAAGTGGACGAATCTACGAGTGTGGTGGGTTCCTCAATTTGAAACGACTGAAGTGGATTTAACAATTACAAAGGAGAATGATGATGACGAAATCCCATTTTGAAGAAAAGCAATCCTTTTCGAGGGACACAGTTTTTCTGACACAACCCGAGGTTAGTGAATGGTTAAAGATATCAAAGTCAACTCTGTACAGATGGGTGCAAGAAGGTGCGTTCCCAAAACCTGTTGTCCTTGGTAAGCCAGAAAAAAATGGCACATCAAGATGGGTAGAGAGTGAAGTACAAGAGTGGCTTGACAACCGACCTCGAGAAAAAGCCGATGCATGAGGAGTTAATATTCGGACCACCAGGGTGTGGCAAGACTCATACATTGATTGATCTTGTCAAAGATGAATTGAGTAAAGGCACCCCACCCGATAGAATAGGTTTCGTATCTTTTTCTAAGAAGTCTATAGAAGAAGCAAAGGAACGTATATCGGATCAGACAAAACTATCACTCAAGGATGTTCCGTGGTTCAAGACTCTTCATTCAACGGGATATCATTGGCTCGGCCTAGGCGACTCTAACATGCTAACACGAGCAGACTTTACGAATCTAGGCAATGAGCTCGGTATTATCTTTGATGGTAATACTGCAAAATCAAACAGTGATGGTGTGTTGCTACAATCCTTTAACAAAGGTAATCAGTATCTTGAATTGATTGGCCGTGCCAACATGAGAGAGGTATCATTAGATCAAGAGTATAATGACAATGGCGACTATCAACTAAGCTATTCTTTCTTGAACAAAGTGGATAAGGTCTATAAGGCATACAAGAAACAGTATGAGAAGTATGACTTTACAGACATGATACAATACTTCGTTAAGCAAGGCAGTGCACCATTACTTGATGTATTGATTGTAGACGAGGCACAGGATCTTACAAAGTTGCAATGGTCTATGGTCAATGTCCTCAAACAATCAGCAAGTAGAGTTTATTATGCGGGAGATGACGACCAAGCGATACATGTGTGGAATGGTGTTGATGTGAAAAATTTCATGAGATCATGTGAGAACATTCGCATACTTGATCAGAGTTATCGTGTGCCAAGATCCGTGCATGAGATAGCCAATCGCCTTGTTAATAGAATAGATGTGCGACAGGCAAAAAGTTGGAAACCTACAGAGCGTGAGGGTTCTGTGGATTATCATATGAATTGGTATGATGTAGATATCGATAAAGGGTCATGGACGATCATGGCAAGAACAAACAATATCGTAAACAAGATAGAAGTTAATCTTCGTGACAATGGTTATTTATATGAAAGATTTGGTAAAATTTCATTAGAAAATGAATTTATTCAATTTATGAATATGTGGGAAGAACTTAAAAAGGATAAGAGTTTACCCCTTGAGACAATCAAACAGTTTTATAGTTACGTGCCAAAGCAAGGCAAGAACCAAGTTGTAAAGAGAGGTTCAGCAAAAACATTAGAGTATTTAGATCCACAAAGCAGTTTATGTTATGACGAGCTAGTGGCCAATCATGGGTTAGTCGCACCTAAATCAATGAGAGGAGAAGATGTAGTTAATATGTCAGAGGACGATCAGAGATACAAGGCAGCGATACTACGAAGGGGGGAGGACTTGGAGAACCCTCGTATTAAATTATCAACGATACATCAGATGAAAGGCGGAGAGGACGACAACATTATATTGATGTCAGAGTCATGCCATCCTGCAGTTAATGCAAAGAATCAAGATGATGAGCATCGTGTATTTTATACGGGAGTCACAAGAGCCAAACATAATTTACATATCATTGATTCATTTGGGAGGTATAGATACGTAATATGAAAAGAGATAAAGCATTAAAAACAGCAGAAGGTTTAGTAAGTGAAAAAAGGGCAAGTGTTTACGGAGATGCTCGTCTTAATCATCAACGGATAGCAAATATGTGGAGTGTAATCTTTGGGGTGAAAGTTACAGTGCCTATGGTATATTTAGCTATGGTTGCAGTTAAGATGTCTAGACTTATAAATACACCAGATCATGAAGATTCATGGGTTGATATCTGTGGATACGGAGCATTGGGAGCAGAAGAAAAGGACGACAAGAATGACTGACTATAATAGATGTAAACGTTGTGATAAACTATTACCAAGGATAAAATCTAAAAGGCAATACAAAATACATTGTTCAAATTGTGCAAGGACAAAAGGTCATATTTTAAATAAGAAAAATTTTAAGAATGGATTTAAACCATCTGTATATGTTGAGGAAGAAGAACTATTTGAAGATGATCCAAGAGCATTAAAAGAAAAAGATTATGGTAGACATTTTCACCTACCAAGAGGAACTGTTAGAACTAAAATAGAAATAGATTAAATGATAAGTAACATATTTAAACCACATCCTAATCCAACAATGAGAGTTATTAGTCTTGGAGCGGGAGTTCAATCTTCTGTTGTTGCTCTTATGGCTGAACGTGGAGAGATTACACCAAAGCCAGATTGTGCAGTATTTGCAGACACACAGGCAGAGCCAGATGAAGTTTACACACACTTGGCATGGTTAGAAACACAACTGTCCTTTCCAATCTATCAGACAACTGCGGGTGACTTACGAAGAAGTATTACAGAGGGCATTAACATTAGAGGTACAAATAAAAATTATTGTGTTGTGCCTTTTCATGTCAAAGACGGGTTTGGTCGAAGGCAATGTACAACTCAATTTAAAATAGAACCTATACAAAAGAAGTTTAGACAATTACTTGGCGTAAAGAAAAATCACAAAGTCAAACAAGGTGTTATACTTGAGCAGTGGATTGGTATTAGCACAGACGAATTGCAACGTGTAAAAGAGTCTCGAGATAAATGGTTATACAACAGATGGCCACTGATAGAGCTTGGTATGAAGAGATATGATTGTCAGAATTGGTTTGCAAAACATTATCCCGAGAAGTATTTACCAAGATCAGCCTGTACATTTTGCCCTTACAAAAATAATAATGAGTGGAGACATTTAAGAGATAATGATCCAAAAGGTTGGGCAGATGCAGTAGCGGTAGACAAGAAAATTAGAACTACGGGTACAGACAAAGGAAGAGAACAGTTTGTTCATCGTTCATTAGTTCCCTTAGACGAAGCAGATTTACAAACAGCGGAAGAGAAAGGGCAACTATCATTTCTTGATGAATGTGATGGTATGTGTGGAATGTAATGAAAGATAAAAATACAATAAGTTTTTTAGAACGTATGGAAATGAATGCTATGGAAAAGGAGTGGACTGTACCTCAGTCGTTTCCAGACCTAACAGATTCCAAATACATAGCTATTGACTTAGAAACATCAGACCCAAATCTATTAGAACTAGGTCCAGGGTGGACACGTAATGATGGATTTATCGTAGGCGTTGCTATAGCAGCGGGTGACTTTGTAGGTTACTATCCTTTCAGACATGAGGGTGGTGGTAACATACCAGAAGAAAAAGTTTTTGCATGGCTAAGAAAGCAACTTAACACACCCCATATTCCAAAGATAATGCACAACGCTATGTATGATGCGGGGTGGCTGAGATGGGCAAACATAGAAGTCAAAGGTAAGATTATAGATACGATGATTGCTGCACCTCTTATTAATGAAAATAGATTTAGCTATGCTCTAAATGCACTTGGCCGTGATTATTTAGGCAAACGTAAGAATGAAAAAGTTTTAAATGCAGCAGCTAAAGATTGGGGTCTTGATCCAAAGAAAGAAATGTGGAAACTACCCTCACAATTTGTAGGCACGTATGCTGAACAAGATGCATCACTTACATTAGAGTTATGGAATAGGTTTGAACAAGAAATAAGGCAACAAGAACTTACAAGTATTTTTGAACTTGAAACTTCACTCATACCTCTTGTTTTAGAAATGAGACAAAGAGGCGTAAGAGTAGATTTAGATAAGGCAGAACAAACTAAGACAAAGCTTTTGCAAATGAAGAAACAAGTTATAAAAGAAATTAAAGACGATACCAACATAGACATAGAGCCATGGGTAGCGACTAGTGTTGCCAAGGTATTTGATTATCATAATATACATTACGAAAGAACAGGTAAGAGTGAACAACCTTCTTTTACCAAGGCATGGTTACAAGGATGTCCACATGCTATTGCAAAAAAAGTATTAAGACTTCGAGAACTTGATAAGGCACACAATACATTTATCGATAGTATACTGAAACATAGTTACAAAGGTAGAATACATTGTGAGTTACATCAGCTTCGTAACGATGATGGTGGTACAGTTACAGGTAGGTTTAGCTCATCTAATCCAAATCTTCAGCAGATACCCGCACGTGATCCAGAGATTAAGAAAATGATTCGTGGTTTGTTTATTCCAGAGGATGGGGAACAGTGGGGCAGTTTTGATTACAGTAGCCAAGAGCCAAGGTTATTGGTGCATTACTGTAGTATTGTTAATAAAGGCAGTCATATACTTAATGATATTGTAGAAAAGTATCAAACAGAAGATGTAGATTTTCATCAGATAATGGCAGACATGGCAGATATAAGCCGTAAAGAGGCCAAGACAGTTAATTTAGGAATTATGTATGGTATGGGCAAACAGAAACTTGCAGACACACTTGATATTAAACTTGATGATGCTAACGAATTGTTACAAACCTACCATCGTAAAGTCCCATTTGTTAAAGAACTTGCAGATCAAGTTATGAACAAGGCACAGAAAGATGGCAAGATTAGAACTGTATTAGGGCGGGTCTGTCGTTTTGATATGTGGGAACCAAAGACATTTGGTTATAATCAACCTATGAAACGTGAGGATGCAGAAAAAGAATACGGACCAGGGATTAGACGAGCCTTTACATACAAGGCACCAAATAGATTAATCCAAGGCAGTGCAGCAGATCGAACCAAAAAAGCTATGGTGGATTGTTTTAAAGAAGGATTAGTGCCACTACTCACAGTGCATGACGAACTTTGTTTTAGTGTTAGTTCACAGAAACAAGCAGATAAAATTACAGAAATCATGGAACAAGGATTACCATTAAAAATACCAAGTAAGGTTGATCAAGAACTCGGTAAAGATTGGGGAGAAGTTGGTTAGGTTGTAACATTCTGCATACGATCTACGAGTCGTTGTGCTCTGTTGGTTACTTGGTTATACCATCTCGAATCTTTCATTTGAGCGGCAGCCTCAGACCAATCGCCAGAGTCAACGGCTTGCTTCATCTTGTGAAAGCGAGATAAACGAGGCCGTCCCATATTAAACATCATATTGGC